GACGAATCCGAGGAAGAGGAATCCGAACCGGAAGAAATCGAACTTGATTACGGTGGGAACAAGTTCCGGTTGCCGAAAGGCGCACTGCCGGAAGAAGACGCCGCCAAGCTTGACGAATTCCTAAAGGGTTCGTGGCGGTCGCACACTGAAAAGAGCATGGAAGTCGCGGAGCAGCGCAAGGCTCTGGAAGCGCAACAGGGCGCAATCCAGAAGTTGAGCGGGCTTCAAGGCGAAATGCTCCAGCAATTTTCTCGCGGTCAAGCGATACAGGACGAGTTGCGGCAGATAAGCGAGCAAGTCGATGTCAACGCCCTGTGGCAGTCCAACCCGGACGAAGCACGGCAGGTATCGGACTACATTGCAAGCAAACAGGCCGAGCTCCAAACCATTGCCAACGACGTTTCACAGCGTGAGCAAGCCCTCACCCAGGAGCAGGCGGCATTTGCTGCCAAGCAAGCGGAAGAGGGGAAGCAGCGTGTGCTGAGTCGTGTACCGGACTTTGCCGCCAATGAGTCGTCAGTTGTCGAATACGCCATCAAGGAATACGGCGTTTCGGAAGCAGAGGCGAAGAATTGGGGCGCAAACCCTGTCGCCGCAGAGGCGATGTACAAGGCGTGGAAGTTCGACCAGATGCAAGCCGCATCAGCGAAGGCCGCGAAGCCTAAACCCGCCGACGCAAAACCCGTCAAGCCCGTCAAGGGCAAGGGCAACGCCCGTCCCCGTCTCGATATCGTCAAGGACGCGGACAAGATGTCCACTGAGGCGTGGTTGCGCGAACGCAATCAGCAATTGAAGCAACGGGCCTGAGAAGCCCGTCAAGCAGCGTCGTGATGACGCCGCGCTTCCTATTAATGGAGGTCAATAATGGCCAACTCTATTCTCACTCCCACTGCGGTTACGCGGGAAGCCCTGCGTATCCTTCACCAGAAGCTGAACTTCGTCGGCAAGGTTAATCGCCAGTACGATGACAGCTATGCCAAGTCGGGCGCGAAGATCGGCGACAGCCTGAAAATCCGGCTGCCGAACGAATACACCGTCCGTACCGGTGCCACTCTTTCGGCGCAGGACACCACGGAAACCAGCAAAACGTTGCAGGTCGCCACTCAGAAGGGTGTTGATGTCAATTTCTCGTCGGTCGAACTGACGATGGACCTTGACGACTTCTCCTCGCGTGTCCTGGAACCGGCCATGTCTGTTCTTGCCGCCAACGTCGAGGCGGACGCCATGAACATGTACAAGGATGTCTACAACCAGGTGAACAACGTCGGCTCTGCGGCAACGCTCAAAAAGATGCTCGACGGCTCGAAAATCCTGACGGACAACCTCGCGCCGATCTCTGGTCGCTGCCTGAACATGAACACGACCGACAACGTTGACCTTGTTGACGCTGTAAAGGGCCTGTTCAATGACCCGGCGAAGATCAGCAAGAACTATCGCGAGGGCATGGTTGCCAACGATTTTGTTGGTTACAGCGAGGTGTATCAGAACACCCTCTGGCCGAACCACGCATCCGGCACGGATGACGGCACGGGCGATTACCTCGTAAACGGTGCCGCACAGTCGGGCGCCTCCCTGACCATCGATACCGGTGCGGGGACGCTTCTGGAAGGCGACATCATCACCATCGCTGGCGTTAATCGGGTTCACCCGGAAACCAAGGCCGATACCGGCGTGTTGCAGCAGTTCGTTGTAACGGCATCGACCAGCACGAGCGCAACCTCGGTTGCTATCAGCCCGTCGATTTCGGCGACCGGTGCAAGCCAGAACGTCTCCGCTGTTCCGGCTGACAACGCCGCTATCACGAAGGTCGGCGGTGCGTCGGATACCTACGGTATCTCGATGGGCTTCCACAAAGATGCCTTCGCGTTTGCGACGGCTGACCTTGTGATGCCTTCCGGTGTTGATTTCTCGGCTCGGGAAGTCATGGACGGCATCTCGATGCGGATTGTGCGCCAGTACGACATCAATAACGACAAGTTCCCTTGCCGTATTGATCTTCTGTACGGCTACGAGACGCTCCGCGCGCAGCTTGCGACCCGCTACGCCAACAACTGAGCCATTGGGGAGGGGTTTCGGCCTCTCCCCATTCTTTTGGGGTCGCACATGACGCTACTTTCTATCGTACGGGCTGCTGTTGACGAGGTTGGCACGCAGAGCCTCCCGACAACGGTTATCGGCAACACCGATGCGGACGTGCGGAAATACCTGCGCCTTGCGCATAAGGTCGGGAACCGCCTGCGGGATATATACGCATGGCAGGCACTATGCCTTGAGCGGACTTTCACAGCCGTTGCTGCGGAGGCTCAAACAGGCGCACTGCCGAGTGATTTTAACCGGTTCGTCAAAGAGAGTTTTTGGGACCGCACCAACGTTAATCTCGTAACCGGGCCTGTCAGCGCCTCTGAGTGGCAGGGCTTGAAGGCGACCAGCTACGGTGACACCAGCCGCCGTAAGATGCGCCACCGTGGCAACGCGGTCTACATCCTGCCTGCTATGTCGGGCAGTGAATCGATGGCGTTTGAATACGTCTCAAATAATTGGATTGATACCGATCAGGACGGCTTGGGCGAAGCGTCGGAGTTTGAGGCTGACGACGACACAACGCTGATCGATGAGGAACTAATCACCCTTGGGGTGATATTCGAATTTCTGGAAACCGAGGGCTTGCCTGCCAACAAAGCGGCGGCGGAATACGAGCAACGGTTTAACCAGCTTGTACGTAATGACCGGCCCAATGCGAAGGTGCTTGTGTCCGGCGATATCTTCGGCGGGCGGCATTACTCCGGTCATCCGGCTGTGAGCGGGTCTGTTATCTGATGCCCGCACGTTCTGCGTCCCGGCAAGCCCCTGTAGGCGGTTGGGATACACGTGAAGCACTGGCGGACATGCCGGGGGATCGAGCGCCGATCCTGGATAACTGGTTTCCGTCTACCGATAAGGTGACTGTCCGAAGGGGGCATGAAGACTACGCCACGGGGATGCCCGCCGCAGTGGAAAGCCTGCTGCGGTATGTCCCCAAGACCGGCGCGGACAAGTTATTCGCTGCCAGTGACGGCAAGATTTACGACGTATCGAACAGTGGCGCGGTTGGTGCTGCGGTAGTGTCGAGTATGACCAATAACCGCTGGCAACAGGTCCAGATGGGGACTACCAGCAACCACTATCTGTTTATGTTCAACGGTGCCGATGCGCCGAGGCTCTATGACGGTAGTTCGTGGGGGACGGCAACCATTACAGGCCCCACAGCGGCCAACCTGATATGGGGCAACCTGCATCAGCGGCGCTTGTGGTTTGGCGAGGAGGACAGTCTTTCGGCGTGGTATTTCCCGGTCAATACGATATCTGGGACTGCGGTTGAATTCAGTCTGGCCGGTGTTGCTACCCTTGGCGGTTATATTATGGCGATGGGGACGTGGACCCGCGATGCAGGCGACGGAGCCGATGATGTTGCTGTGTTTCTTACCTCCGAAGGTGAGGCCATTGTTTATAGCGGGATAGACCCGTCTGCTGCGGCTTCGTGGTCGCTTGTGGGTGTGTTCCGTATTGGTAAGCCGATTGGCCGCCGCTGCATGATTAAAACCGGCGCTGACCTGGTGATGGTGACGGAAGACGGGTTCGTCTCGGCGAATACCATTCTGAGCCTTGATCGTTCGCAGGCCGAACTGGGGGCGTTGTCGGCACAGATCAACAAGGCGGTAAATGACGCGGTGAGGTCCAAGGGGACTCTATTCGGGTGGGAGCCGTTTTTGTACCCGCGCGGGACAATGTTGATGTTCAACGTCCCGCAATCTGGAACCACGGCGCATCAGTATGTGTTCAACACCATCACGGGCGCGCCATGCCGGTTTACGGGTGTGAACGGGCTGTGCTGGCAGCTAAAGGGTGATGAAGCGTATTTCGGCACGTCAGACGGCAAGGTGTGCAAAGCCGATACAGGGGCCACAGATAACGGCACCGCTATCGAGGCCGATGGGTTGCAGGCGTTCTCCTACTTCGGAGCGCCGGGAACCAACAAGGCATTTAAACAGGTAGAACCGATCTTCGAGGCTGACGGCCCACCGGCACCGGCGTTGGATATGAACGTTGACTTTACGATCACGACACCCTTGGGAACGCCGACAACTTCACCCTCAACCAACCTCGCTCGATGGGATGAGGCGCTATGGGATGATGGTGTCTGGGCTGGGTCCGATCTGGTTTACCGAAGCTGGCGCGGTGTGCGCGGGATAGGGCGTTCGGGCGCGTTGCGGGTCAGGATCAGCAGCAGCACGTCTAGCGTGTCCTGGATAGCCACGACCTACACATACATCCCTGCCGGGTTGATATGAACCTCATCTTTGGCTGTGACGCGGCCATAGCGGAGTGGGTAGGGGAGCGGATTCCCCATGCTGAACCGTTTGTCGATTGTGTCGGTATCGGCGTGGCGGATGGAAACGAATTACTCGCGGGCGTCGTGTTTAGCGACTGGTCCGCACTGCACAAGACCCTGCAATTGTCCATGGCGGCTGATAGTCCGCGATGGGCCAAGCGGGGAGTTGTATACGCGCTTTTGTCCTACGCCTTCGACCAGGCCGGAGCGCAGAAACTTTGGACGGCAACGCCAATCTCAAATGCCCGCGCCCTGAAATTCAATCTGGGTGTCGGGTTCACGAAAGAAGCGGTCCTAGGCCATCACTTTGGCAAGGAACACGCGGTCATCTGCCGAATGTACAGGAAAGATTTTGAAACCCGTTATCGGGAATTGAGGCAAGATGAAGCATCTACTTGAAGACTTCGGACCGGATTGCGGC